TGCAGAATATACAGGTTCAAACGTAGCTCCAACATCATCAGCTGCAAGTGTAGCGAACCTTGTAATATCAGGTTCAGGACTTAGTGCAGAACTTGTCTATGCAGGATTTGACGGTGCTGATTTGAATCAATTATCAGATAACCCACAAGACAATAACAGAAGTGCTTATATGTACAAGTGGTTTAATAATGGTAGTTCAGTAGCAAGTAGTGCTACTTTAGCAGGATATAATTTAAAACTTGATTCCGGTTCAATTAATTTTTCAACAGGAGTTCAGAGTTTTGGTTCAAATGGTACTGCTAATACTTGGACAGGTAATAGTTCATTTAGTTTTGCTCGTTCACCATACATACAATCTCAGTTAGTTGGTGGTGGTAGACAGAACTTATTTAGAATCTATACAAGAAGTCATGGTTCAGAAATAAATGGAAATATATATGCAGTAATTAGTGACGTTAAACCTGTAGGTTCAGGTGGTAATAGTTCACCTGATTTTGCTATGTTTAAATTACAGGTATTCCAACGTAAGTCTGATGACCCAACGAAATTTGATAACGTTGAAACTTTTGATAGATTGAACTTTGATAAAGAAAGTCCGAACTACTTTGCACAACAAATTGGTGATATGTTTGAAGAAACTGATGCTAATGGACAGATTACAAAGTATGGTAATTATCCAGCAAGGTCACAATACATACGTATTGGTGATTTTAGTCAACTTGACACATTAGGTGCTTCTTTGAAATCATTAGCTCCAATGGGTTTTGCTGCAGTTAAGAATCCAACCGTAGGTGGTGCCAATGTACCAACTGCATCATTTGTAACAAGTTCAGATGAAAATGGAAACTTTAGTGATAGTATAAACTTAGGATATGATTTCACATCTACTAATTATGTGAATCAAGAGTACTTATCTGAAATACCTGCAAGTGCTACCGTTGGTAGTAACGTAACATTCTCACTTGAGGATATGAAAGGTACCGTTTCAGGACAATCTGATTTTGCTAATTCAGCAACAAATCTATCATTAGGTTCAGGAACTAACGTTAGACAACGTAAGTTTGCTATACCTTTTCAATGGGGATTTGATGGTATGAATCCAGCAGTACATAAGGCTTCCGAAGGTGATATATCAGCTGCAAATTCATTTGGATTTGATATGTCTAATGGAACTGCAAGTGGTAGTTTAGCATATAAGAGAGCATTAGGTACGATTAGTGACCCTGACTTTATTGATATTAACTTATTGATTACTCCAGGAGTTATCCACGAGTATCACTCTTCAATATCTAACAGAGCTATTTCAATCTGTAAAGATAGAGGTGATACTTTCTACATTATGGATGGTTCACGTTGGGGTAGGTCAGTTGACAATGCTGTAACAGATGTTGCCTCACTTGACAACAACTTTGTTGCTACTTATTTTCCATGGGTGAAAATAGCAACAGGTACAGGTGTTGACAGATGGGTACCGCCATCAGTTGTAATTGGTGGTGTATATGCACAGAATGACTCAATAGGTCAAGAATGGTTCGCTCCCGCCGGTTTAAATAGAGGTGGTATATCGGCTATTGATGTTAAGACCGTTCTAACTCATCTCAATCGTGATACATTGTATGAGGGTAGAGTCAATCCTATTGCCAAGTTCCCACAGCAAGGTATAGCTGTATTTGGTCAAAAGACCTTACAAGCAAGACCTTCAGCACTTGACAGAGTTAACGTGAGAAGATTATTAATCAACTTGAAGAAGTTCATTGCTTCAACATCAAGATTCTTAGTCTTTGAACAGAATACATCAGCGACAAGAGCGAGATTCTTAAATACGGTTAATCCTTATTTAGAGTCGGTACAACAACGCTCAGGTCTATCAGCCTTCAGAGTAGTAATGGATGATTCCAATAACACTCCTGAGGTGATTGATAGAAACCAATTAGTAGGACAAATCTTTGTACAGCCTACACGAACTGCAGAGTTCATTGTACTTGATTTTGTTGTCTTACCAACAGGCGCTTCATTCCCTGAATAATAGGGGGGTGTAAAAGAACTGAGGGGCTCATAAAGAGCCCCTTTTTTCTTATCTTAAAAAACTTCTATAAAACTTCTTAAAATATCAAATAAAGAACTTTATTTAACAGCCTTTTTTCAAGTTGGTTCATATTTATATATGAGTTAAGTTTTTAGCAATAGGAGAATAAAATGCCTGATATAATTGGTGCTGACGAAATCTTTTTTACTCCCTTTGAACCGAAGACAAAGAATCGGTTCGTGATGTTTATTGAGGGAGTACCAAGTTTCTTAATAAGGGCGGCAAACCGTCCTTCAATAGAATTTGAAGAAGTTGAGTTAAATCACATCAACGTGAAGAGATATGTAAAAGGGAAGGCTTCTTGGCAGCCCCTTGATATCACACTTTATGACCCAATCGTACCAAGTGGTGCTCAAGCAGTAATTGAGTGGATTAGACTTGGTCACGAGTCCGTTACAGGACGTGATGGGTATAGTGATTTCTACAAGAAAGACGTAGAGTTCAACTTATTAGGACCTGTAGGTGATGTGGTTGAGAAATGGTCTTTGAAAGGTACTTATATACAATCTGCCAACTTTGGTGATTTAGATTGGTCTGTAAGTGAACCTGCAGAGATTACTTGTACACTACGTTACGACTACGCAGTCCTACAATTCTAAAACACAGGAATACAAATGAACTTTTTTAGAGAAATGCTTTCAAGTGATGCAAAGATATCTTCCAAAAGATTTATTGGCTTTGCATCATTTGTAATGCTTATAGCAAGTTGGGTTGCTAATACTTTTTGGCAACTTGAAATCAAAGATATAATTTTAGAAAATTTTATGTACATCACGGTCATCGGACTTGGTGTAACAGCTGCTGAGAAGTTCGGCAGAAAATAATTTTATTCTAAGAACTTAACTCATATTTATCTTAAAGTGCCTCGGCACAATCTTATAATTGGTTATTAGGAGTATTTATGTCTGAAATGAAATTTCCCACAGAGGTAATTGAATTACCTTCAAAGGGATTAGTATATCCCAAAACAAGTCCTTTATCATCAGGTAAAGTAGAAATCAAGTATATGACTGCTAAAGAAGAAGATATCTTGACTTCTCCTAACTTGATACAACAAGGAATAGCACTTGACGTTTTACTACAAAGTTTAATTGTAGACAAGAGTATCAACTTAGATGATATGATTGTTGGTGATAAGAACGCAGTGTTAGTTGGTGCACGTATTCTTGGTTATGGTAAGAATTATGAATGTACCATAGGTGATGAAGAGGCTGTAATTGATTTGACATCACTAAAAGAAAAGTGGTTGGATTCAAAGATATTAACAAAACAAAATGAAAATGAAGTTAAGTATACTCTACCTTTGAGTAAAATAGAATTGACTTTTAAATTCATTGATGGTCATATGGAAAAGGATATAGAGACTTTGAATCAATCCTATGAAAAGATAGGTGAATCACGAGTTTTAACTAACAGATACAAAGTTCAAATCACATCAGTAAATGGTAATCGTGATGAGAAAGAAGTACATAATTTCATAGACAATGCCTTTATGGCAGGTGATAGTAGAGCATTTAGAGAGTATGTCTCTGAGGTGGAACCTGATTTAGATTTTGTCACACAGGCTCAGATGGAGTCGGGTGAAATGAAGGAGGTAACGGTCCCAATGACCGTTCAGTTTTTTTGGCCTTCAGTTAAAATATAAAGAAGTAGTCTACGAGGAAATCTTCCAACTTGGCTACTATAGTCAAGGGTTTTATAATTTTAAAGAGTTATATGATATGCCAATTGGTATGCGCCGATGGCATTACAAACGTTTGGTAAAAGCCAAAGAGGAAGAAAAGAAGGCTATGAAGAAGAATCAAGCCAAGTTACCTCGTTTCAAAAAGTGACCTGGTTGATATTTATATATGAATCGTAACGGAGAATCTCTATGAAAAATCAAATAGACGAAGGGTTTTTAGACAAATTCTTTATGGGTATCGCCAAAGGTCGTGTTGATGGGACGATGAAAAAAATGATAAAGGATAACCCTGAAGTAAAAGATGCAGTAAAAGACCTTAGAGACAAACAGAAAAAATTAGAAGACGCACTCAAGAA